CGTTGGCAGCGCATCCGTAAGGCGTACCTGTACGCGAACCCGTGGTGTGTGCTGTGTGGTGCTGCTGCGAGGGTTGCGGACCATTTCCCTTTGAGTCGGCGCGAGTTGATTGCGCGGGGCGACGTGAATCCGGATGCGACGAAGCATCTTCGACCGCTGTGCATTGCTTGTCATAACCGTGAAACGGCGCGGAATCAGCGTGGCGGATTTGCTGCTGAATTCATTTCGCGTCGCGAATCAGGGGAAATTCCGCCGTACTGACCAGGCGGGTGCCCCCTTCCCCTCTCGCCGTTGAGCGGCAGGGAGGGAAAAAACTTGCATGGCTAATTAGACCGATTTGACGGAGGTGACTTTCCGTGGCAGTTCCCGGGCAAAAGCCCAAACCCCATATCCAGGCAGTCCGCGAGGGCACATTCCGCCCTGACAGGAATTCCGAGGGCGCAAGGTTCGCCCCGCTGTCCCCCATCGAGCCGGATTGGTCCGAGCTGCTACCGGGGGACGACACGGACGACGTGCGGAGTAAGGCCCGGGACGTGTGGGCGCGGACGATTCCCGCCCTGGTGCACTCCGCTGGTCTGACGGACGCGCAGCGAGAGACAGCCATTGAGTATTGCCTGACAGTCGCCCGACTGTGGCAGGCAGAACGTGAGTTGAGCCGTACCGGCCTGGTGGTCGAGACGGAGCGCGGGAACGTGAAATCCCCTTGGGTGACGATTGCCCACCAGTACCGGAGTCACTTCCGCTCGCTGGTCGGCGAACTAGGGCTATCGCCCGCATCGGCAACCCGGATCACCCCGCCGGAGAGCGGGGGCGACGATGACGGGATTTTCGACTGACGATCTGCCGGTACCGCATGACGCGTTGCTGCAACTCGGCCTGACCGACGACGAGATATCCGACGCGTTGCAGTCCCGTCCGCTGGTCGTTGCTGCGCAAGCGGCTACGGCTGCGGGGTCGTACTTCGACGTGCCGTCTGCCCGCCGTGCGCTTGACGCGATTCAGAGTTTCAAGCACACGAAAGGACGTTGGGGCTCGACACCGCTCAAGCTCTCGCCGTGGCAAGTTGTGTGGGTAGTCGCTCCGATCTTCGGATGGCTCGCCCACGACGACGAGCTAGGCCGAGCGGTGCGGGTCATTCGCTCGGCATGGATCGAGGTTCCCCGGAAGAACGGCAAGTCCACCTTGTCCAGCGGTATCGGCCTGGTGCTGCTGCTCGCTGACCGCGAGGTAGGCGCCGAGGTTTACGCGGCTGCTGGCAGCCTTCCGCAGGCTGAGCGGGTCTTTGATGACGCTAAGCGCATGGCGCTGACTTCCCGGGCTGCACGGGGCCGTGTGGAGGTTCTGCGGGGCCTGATTCGCGTTCCTCGTACGGGTGGAGTCTTCCGCGCACTGTCGAAAATCGCCGAGACCGCGCACGGGTTGAACGTGAGTGGGGCGATTGTGGATGAGGTACACGTGCACAAGCGGCGTGACCTGGTGGACGCGATCGAGACCGGTACTGGTGCCCGTGATCAACCGTTGGTCGTGTTCATCACGACTGCTGATGAGGGCACCGAGGGCAGCATTTACGACGAGAAGCACACGTATACGCGCCGCTGTGCGGACGACGTGATTTCCGACCCCGGGCATTACGGGGTCATTTGGGCCGCCGAGGAAGGCGACGACCCTTACACCGAGGAGACATGGCGTAAGGCCAACCCCGGGTTGGGTGTCTCGCCCTCGCTCGCCTACATGCGCCGTGAGGCTGCTAAGGCCAAGTCCACCCCTTCCTATTTCCCGACGTTCTGCCGACTGTCTCTGAATCGCCGTATGCGCTCGTCCTCGCGGTGGCTGCCGCTTCCGGTGTGGGACGAGAACGCGGGGGTCGTAGACGAGCAGCAGTTCCGTTACCGCCGGGCGTGGGGCGGGGTAGACCTATCCGCAGTGTCCGACCTTTCGGCGTGGGTGCTCGCTGTGGAGTCCCGCAAACCAGGTGTGGAACTGGAGTTGGTTAGCCGCTTTTGGCTTCCCGAAGAACGCGTAGACGAGCTAGAGCAACAGCTACACGTACCACTGAAACAGTGGGCTACCGATGGGCTGTTGACGCTTACCGACGGCGACGCGATCGACTACGGGGCGATTGAGAAGCAAATCATTGCGGACTGTCGCCGGCTGGACGTGCAACGCATTTCGTACGACCGCATGTTCGCGGGTCAGCTCGTCCAGCGGGTTGAAGCGAAAACACGTGGTGTGGACGTGGTGCCCGTCGCGCAGACGTATCTAGGAATGAGCCCTGGCAGCAAGGAACTTGAACGCTTGTTGCGCGAGGGTCGAATACATCACGGCGGGAACCCGATCTTGCGTTGGCATGCGTCCGTGGTGGAGGTGTACCGGGACGGAAACGACAACTTGCGGCCCGTGAAACCGGATCGCGGGAAGTCGTCAGCTCGTATCGACGGTATCGCCGCTGCGGTCATGGCCCTGGACGGGTACGTCCGCCGACCGATCAAGCGTGCCCGCGCTGCAAGTGCATAGAACCCAGGGGGATTTGATGGCGGAAACCCCGCTTCAGATGACACAACGGCTGTACGGCAAGCTACAGCGCCGCAAGCATGCGGCTAAGCGCTGGTCTGACTATTACGAGGGGGAACACCCGTTGTTGTTCGCGTCCCCTGAGTTCGCGAGCCAGACCGGCGGGCTTTTCGACGAGTTCTCGGACAACTGGTGTGCGACCGTCCCGGATGCCACGGTTGAAAGGCTTATGCCGCTTGGCTTCCGGCTGGAAGACGGGACGCTAGACCAGGTAGCCGGCCGGGCATGGCGGCGCTCCGAATGCGATGTTGAGATCGGTCTAGCGCTGTTGGAAGCGCTCATTGCGGGCCGCTCGTACGTGCTGGTGTGGAAGCCCGATGGGATCAACACCGAGCTTACGTTTGAGCACGCGTCTCGCGCGCTGGTCGAGTACGTCCCGGGGCGTCGGCGGGTGCGTTCTGCGGGGCTGAAGACGTGGCGTGACTGGGATACGGAGTTCGCGACGCTGTTCACGCCGAGCACGGTTTACCGGTGGCAGCGTGCGGCTCGCGAGGGCGGGCAGTGGACGGAGCGCACAGCGGGGCTGTCTCGCGGTGAACCGCCGCACCTGGCAAACCCGTTGGGGGCGGTGCCGTTGGTGGAGTTGCCGAACCGGTCACGGCTTAGTGCTGCGCCCCGTTCCGAGCTGCGGACGATCGTCCCGCTTCAGAACGCTGTCAACACCTTGTGGGCGCACTTGATGACCGCCAGCGATCAGCGCGCGCTGCCCGCTCGGGTGGTACTCGGCATGGACCGGCCCGTCCGCGAAATCGTGGACGACACAGGTGAAGTGGTCGGCGAGGAAGACTTGCCGCTTGACCGGTTCCGTTCGGACCGTCTGCTGTGGCTGGAGCGCGAGGGCGCGTCCATCGGTGAGTTCTCCGCCGCTGATCTGTCGTCGTACCTGGACGTGATCAACCAGGCCGTTGAACACATCGCGGCGCAGACTCGCACACCGGCTACGTATCTCACGGGCAAGTTGGTCAACGTCAGTGCGGAAACGCTGGCGGCGTCCGAGGCGGGTCTAGTTGCCAAGGTAGGCGAGCGGCAACGGTACTTCGGGGCGGCGCTGCGTGAAGTCATGCGGCTGGAAGCGCTCGCGGCCGGCGAGGCGGGGCGGGCGAACTCGCTTGCGCTCGGCTCCGTGGTGTGGCGGGACCCGCAGTTCCGCAGCGATAGCCAATACGCGGACGCGTTGGTGAAGTTGAAGGCGATCGGGGTGCCGGACGAAGCCCTTTGGGAACGCATCCCGGGCGTCACCCCCGACGAGATCGAGCGATGGAAGTCGATGCGCACGGATGCGGCGGGCGCCATTCTCGGCGGGAACATGGCTGATCTGTTCGGCCCGAAGCCGGAGCCGGGCCAGGTCGAGGATGCACCGTTCACGGACGACGCTGCGGAAGCGGCGTAGATGGGGCGTACGGAGGACCTTGCCAGCGACCGGTACACGCAGGTACAGAACGTCTCTCGCAGCGTCGTACAGGCCGTACAGGGGCTTTGGCGGGACGTTCCCGCGGATCGGATCCTGTCGGCCATGTCCGGGGAGACCGGGCGGCAGATCCTCAACGCGGTGACACTGGGACAGCTCTCGGCGGCCGAGGGCGCGCAGGCGTTCGTCAGCGCGTCCATGCTGGCGCAGGGGGCGGGGTTCGGCGCGCTCGGGTCGTTGGATGCGTCCGCGTTCGCGGGGCTCGCGTCGGATGGGCGCCCGCTCGCAACGCTGCTGCAAATGCCCGCGATCACTACGGCGCAGAGTCTCGCGGCCGGTGAGAGCGCGGAAGTGGCGGCGCTGCGGGGGCTGACGCAGATGTCCACAATGGTGGGCACGCAGATCGCCGACACCGCGCGTGCGGCTACGTCGGTAGCCATGGCGGCCGAACCCTCGTGTGTGTCCTACGTGCGGGTGGTGCGGCTGCCTGCGTGTGCCCGGTGCATCATCCTGGCCGGTCGCCAGTACAGCCGATCCCGCGGGTTCCAGCGGCATCCGCGGTGTGACTGTGGCATGCAGCCCATGAGCGATACCGAGTGGCGCGCGAGCCACAGTCCCGAGGACCTGGTGCGGCAGATGAGCCCCGAGGAGCAGCGGCGCCGGATCGGTGCTGCTGGCGTCAAGGCGCTGGAAGCGGGTGCCGATCTGGGGCAGCTCGTCAACGCGCGTCGAGGCATGTCCACGGCGACGGTGCACGGTAAGCGCGTCCAGGTGACGAGCGAGGGCACGACTCGCCGCGGCATCGGCGGTAGGGCACTGGACGCGGGGTTCCAGCGGCAGGCGGGGCAGCGCTACGCGCGGACTACAGCGCCCCGACTCATGCCTGAGGAAATTCTCAGACTGTCGGACGACCGCGAGCACCAAATCAGGCTGCTCCGGAAACACGGTTACATCACGTAGGGGGAGCGATGGCAGAGACCATGAACGACCAGGCCGACGAGCCGACCGGCGACCAGGACGCGCCGCGCGAGGACGAGCACCAGGACCAGGCCGAGCCGACCGGCGACCAGGGTGCGGAAGATACGCGGCCCGACGAGCACGACCAGGACCAGGCCGACGAGCTGAAGCGGGAGCGCGCGGCCCGGGAGGCTGCCGAGAAGGAAGCGGCTCGGCTTCGCCGAGCCAACGCGGCAGTCAAGGGCGTGGACCTGGACGCGCTGCGGGACGAGGTTCGCGCGGAATTCACGCAGCAGCTCGTTCGTGCGGAGGTTCGCGCGGCTGCCGCTGGTCGGCTCCGAGATCCGGCGGACGCGCTCGCCCTGGTGGACACGGCGGGGCTGGTCGGTGAAGGCGGCGACGTGGACGCGGCAGCAGTCACGCGGGCCGTGGACGAGCTGCTGAAGGCAAAGCCTTACCTTGCGGACTCTTCGCCGAACTCTCCGGCTCCGTGGGGCGATGTGGGCGCCGGTCCGCGCTCGTCCGCTACGCCGGAGCCGGCTACGCCGCTTGACCGTCTGCGGCGCGCATTCGGCCCCAACTAGCGGACCACTTCACGACCCAATCTCGGGGACGCATTCGATCGAATGCCGTCCCTTTTTTCATGGCCAAGAATAGGGAGACACATTAAATGGCGCTTACCCTTCCTGAGGCTGCGAAGCTCTCGACTGCCGATCTTCAGCGCGGAGTCATTGAGACTTTCGTGCAGGAGTCCAGCATTCTGGACCGGCTGCCGATGCTGACGATTCAGGGCAACTCGTATGCGTACAACGAGGAATCGACCCTTCCCGGCGTTGCCTTCCGTAGCGTCAATGAGGCGTACGCCGAGAGCACCGGCACGGTGAATCAGAAGTCTGAAACTCTGGTTATCCTCGGTGGCGACGCGGACGTTGACAAGTTCATTGTCCAGACCCGCGGAAACCTCAATGATCAGCGTGCAATTCAGACACGAATGAAGGTCAAGGCAGCCGCCTACCGGTTCCAGGAAGCGTTTTTCAACGGCGACGTTGCGACCGATCCGAAGGGTTTTGACGGTCTGCGCAAGCGGCTGACGGGTGCTCAGGTCATCTCGGCCGGTAAGGATGGCGCCCCCATCGTGGGTGCTGGTGCGGCTGACTCGCACGCGTTCTTTGATCTGCTTGACCAGCTCGTTGCGCAGGTTCCGGGTCTTACCGGCAGCAATGGCGCGCTGTACGCGAACCGCGCGGTTATTGCGAAGGTGCGTTCCGCGGCTCGCCGGATCGGTGGCTTTGAGATGGTCAAGGAGGCACTTACCGGCAAGATGGTCGCCACCTACAACGGCATTCCGCTGCTGGACCCGGGGCAGACTGCCGCGGGCGCAGACATTCTTCCGCAGACGGAGACTCAGGGCACGGCAACCGACGCGTCATCCATCTACGCGGTGCGGTTCGGCCAGGCCGAGGACGACCGCGCGGTTACCGGTCTGACGAACGGCGGTGTTCAGGCTTACGACCTGGGCGAGTTGGAGTCCAAGCCTGCTTTCCGGACGCGGGTTGAGTTCTATTGCGGACTCGCTGTGTTCGGCGGTAAGGGCGCTGCCCGTCTTAACGGCGTGCTCGCCAAGTAACTGAAGGGGACGGAATGCCGCCGCGTAAGCGTGCACCGGCGTCCGCCCCGAAGATGCCGCACACGGATTCCTGCGGTGCCCCGGAAAGGGTCGAGAGCTTCCCGGCTCTCGACTCGTCCGGGGCCCCGCGGACCGTGGCGCGGTGTCTGGCGTGCGGCGCTCAGACAGTCAAATAGCAACGGGGAGGAAACGCGGTTATGACACTCCCCGCACTGGCCACGCTCGACGAGCTGGCAGCATGGATGCAGCGCGAGCGGGAGGAGTTGCCCGAGGGCGCCGCCCTGGTGCTCGACACCGCGTCCGCCATCGTGCGGGCGGAAGCTCGGCAGCGCTTCACCAGGGGGACGAGCACTGTTGCTCTCTCCCCTCGGGGACAGGCGGTCTCGCTGCCCCAACGCCCCGTGATCGGGGTCGAGTTGGTCCGCGGGGGCGGCCGAGAGCTGCGGGCGGACGAGTACCGGCTATGGCGCGATGATCTGTGGTTCGCGGGCTCGTTCAGCTCGGTATCGGTCACCTACTCCCACGGGTACGCCGAGGTGCCCGCGACCGTGCGCGCCATCGTGCTCACGCTCGCCGGCCGAGTGCTGACCAACCCGTCCGATCTGAGACAGGAAAGCGTCGGGTCCGTGTCGGTGACCTACGCGGCCGAGACCATCGGCGCTTCCCTCGCCCCCATCGAGCGGGACCAGCTCGCCCGCTACCGCCCTCGCGCTGCCGTGGTGCAGCTCGGCAAGGGGCGGCCCTGGTGACCACGCTCCACTACACGCAGACGGTCGTGATCGTCCGGGCCCCGCTCGTGGTGGACCGGTACGGCAACGAGACCAGCGAGCGGGATTGGTCGAGCGCGACCAGGACGACGGTCCGCCGGGTGTCGGTCCAGCCGGACACGTCCACCGAGGACGACGGGGACCGCCCCGCGGTGACCACGGGCCTACGGCTGACCACGCGCCGAGGGGTCGATATCGACCTGACCCCCGGGGACCGCGTGGTTGCCGTGGGCCGGCTGCTGGAGACCGACGGGGACGTTGCGCGGTGGGTCGTCGGGGGGCGACTGCACCACGTAGAGGCACGGCTTAAGGAGGTGGCCGGCTGATGCGCTTCCGGCCGAACATGAACGGCATTCGCTCGCTGATGCGCACCCCGGAAGCGGGGCGGGAAGTCGAGCGGATTGCTTCGCGTATCGCGTCCTCGGCCGAGTCGGCGACCGGCGGGGAGTTCCGGACCGACTCGGCGTTGGGGCCCCGCCGTTGGCGTGCTGCGGTGATCGGGAATTACCAGAAGCACAACGACGCCGAGGGCACCCGTAGCGCGCTGCTGCGGGGCATGGACGGGGCCGGTAGTGACTAGACCGGCGGTCGTCATGCCGGACGCGGTGGCGGTCGTCACGGGCTATCTGCGGGGCGCTCTCAAGGCGCACGGGAAGCCCGTTCTGGTCGTCTCCCGCATTCCGTCCCCGCGGCCCCCGTCGTTCGTCCGGGTACAGCGCATCGGGGGCACTCAACAGACGGTCGTGTCCGACCGTCCCCGGCTCGATATTCACTGCTGGGGCGAGAGCGAGTCCGCCGCGCATGACCTCGCGGCGCTTTCCCGCGCGCTGCTCGGCGACATTCCCGGGGTCCGGGACGGAGTGACCGTTTACCGGGTCGCCGAGGTAGGGGGCCCGATGTGGCTGCCCGATGACCAGACCAGTGCCCCGCGATTCGCGTTCGCCGTGGAAATCCACATGCGCGGACGCGCGCTCTAGAAGCACCTTTCATTTACTACGGGGGGACACCTATGTCTCTAAACGCTAACGCCGTGCGCGTGGCGGTTACGGGCGCTGCTTATGTGGCTGCCTCAAAGTCCAAGCTGCCGACCGATGCGACGACCCCTTGGGATGCCGCATTCATTGACGTTGGCTGGATCTCTGACGACGGTATCGCCGAGTCCAATTCGACCGACACCACCGAAATTAAGGGGTGGCAGGGCGGGCAGACCGTTCGAAAGGTAATCAGCTCGTCCGAGATGACGTTTCAGTTCACGGCCATTGAGACCAATAAGACGGTCCTTGAGCTGTACCACAAGGGCTCGAAGGTGACCACCACGAGCGGCAAGAGTGTTCTTGCCATCAAGGCGCCCGGCCCGGATCGTCGGACGTTCGGTTTCGACGTGATCGACGGTAACTCTCACATTCGTATCGTGATTCCGGACGGTGAGGTCACCGAGACCGGAGACATTACCTATAAGAGCGATGAGGCGGTTTCCTACGAGCTGACCATTACCGCCTACCCGGGTGCTGACGGAACGGTTGCCATCAAGTATTCCGATGACCCCGCATGGGGCTCGGCCCCTGTTGAGTAATCCAGTGAATAAACGTTCCGCCTACGCAGTAAGAGGTACGACGCATGGCTAGCACTTTCGACCTTGACATATGGGTCAAGGAAGCACGCATGGAACCCTTTTCCTTCACTTTGGCGGGGTCTGTTTTTACCATGCCCGCAGCGGGCGAACTGGATAAGTCGATCCTTTCCGCTGTCAATCTGACGAACCCGAGTGCCGCGGATATTGAGACGCTACTTAGGGCGGGTCTTGGCGGCCAGTGGGCGAAGTTCGACGCCATCCCGGCCCCGCTCGCCGCGCTCGGTGAGCTTTTCCGGCAGTGGCAAAAGCACGAGGGTATTCCGTTGGGGGAATCTCCGGCCTTGTCCGACTCCTAAGCGAGTACGGCGAGGCCATAGAAGCGGATTTGCAGCGGTTCTACGGCACGGACATTCGCGAATTGTTCCGTGCCGGATCCGAACTAACATGGCGCAGGCTCCGAGCCCTGATATCAGGACTGCCACCCGAGTCGGCTCTAGCCCGAGCCATGGCGGGGCCAGACCACGCCTGGACGCTCGAAACGCAACTACTCGCAGCGCTGCACGACCGTCTGAGCGAGGCGAATTGGCAGAGAGGGAACGCGGGGGCGAGGTCGCCGACCAGGCGCCCGCAGCCTATTCCGCGGCCCGGTGTCGGGACGGGCCGTATCGGCGGAACGAAACGCGACGTGCACGAAGTTGCCCGGTATCTCGCGCAGTTCCAGCCGGAGAAAGGGGAGTGATCCGGCATGGCCGTTGAAGTCGGCATGGGGTACGTCAGCATCGTGCCGGAAGTCCAAGGGTTTGCCGGAGAGCTACAACGGCAGGTGACCGGCCCGGCCGAGTCCGCAGGGCAGGAAGGCGGGCAGGCAGCCGGCGAGGGTTTCACCGGGAAAATGGGTGGCGTCCTGAAAGGCGGTCTTGCCGCTGTCGGTCTTGCTGCTGCGGCGGTGCTGACCAAGGGGTTTATGGACGCTCTCGATCAGGGCGCCATTAACGGCAAGATCCAGGCTCAGCTAGGCAGCACCCCGGATGACGCGGCCCGGTACGGAAAGGCCGCTGGGCAGCTTTACGCCCACGGGGTCACGGACTCGGTAGAGGAAGCGGCCGGAGCCATCTCGGGCGTGATGCGGTCCGGCATCCTGCCCCCAGACGCGACCAACGCACAGATCGAGTCCATTACCGGGAAGGTCACCGACCTAAGCAAGACCTTTGAGTTGGACCTAGGCCAGACCAGTAACGCGGTCGGGCAGATGCTTAAGAACGGTCTTGCGAAAGACGGTACGGAAGCGCTCGACATCCTGACCGCTGGTATGCAAAAGATGGGTCCGCGTGCCGATGACATGGCGGACACGTTCAACGAGTATTCCACGAAGTTCCGGGACCTCGGGCTGTCTGCATCGGACGCCATGGGTCTTATGTCGCAGGGTATGCAGGCGGGTGCCCGGGACACAGATACCGTCGCCGACGCACTCAAGGAATTTCAGATCCGAGCGACGGATGGTTCTAAGTCGAGTACCGAAGCATACGAGGCTATCGGCCTTAGCGCTGAACAGATGACGGCCAAAATTGCCCAAGGTGGCCCCAACGCTCGCGCGGGGCTACAACAGGTTCTTGATGGGATCAAGGCAATTGAGGACCCGGCGGAACGATCACAGGTTGCTGTCGGGCTCTTCGGCACAAAGGCCGAGGATCTAGGGCAGGCGCTTTACGCGCTGGATCCTTCCACGGCTGTAAAGGCTCTTGGTGATACCGCGGGGGCTGCTGAGAGAATGGGCAGCGCGCTGCACGATAACGCAGGCGCCAGGATCGAACAATTCAAGCGCTCCCTTGAAGTCGGGCTAACCAGTGCCATCGGGGATTACGTCATCCCCGCACTGACGAATTTCGGTAGCTTCCTAGGGTCAACTTTCGGCCCGGCACTCAGTGCGGGAAAGGAGTTGGTGTCAGGCTTCTTCGCCACGTTCACGAACTCGGCCGGTGGTTCGGCAATTGCCTCGTTCGGGCAGTCGCTCGTATCGGCGGGAACGACGCTGCGAAACGATTTCATGCCCGGGTTGCAGTCGCTCGGCTCGCTCGCACAATCGACGCTGCTACCTGCTATGCAGGGACTCGGCAACGTTCTCTTTAACCAGCTAGTTCCTGCATTCATGACGCTATACACCAACGTAGTTCAGGCCGTAGCGCCGATCCTTTCGTCTCTCGGCAGGATTCTTACCGAGGTGATTTGGCCCGCAGTAATGCGCGTCTACTCGGCGATTGTCGAGAACCTGCAACCGATCTTTTCGGCGCTGTCTGACTTCATCTCGGAACGTGTTGCGCCTGCCGTGCAGACGATCGGCGAAAAGCTGCATACGGTCGTGGAAAAAGCGCGGCCGATCATTGAGGTTGTCGCGTCGGTCGTGTCCTGGCTGGGCCGGCTCGCCGCGGACATTCTCGGCACCGTCATTCCCATTATCGTCAAGTTCGCCGGTCCGATCTTTTCGGCGCTATTCTCGGCGCTCGGCACAGCTATCGGCTGGATCGGCGACATCATCGGATTCATCGCTGACTTTGTCGTCGGGATCCGTGACGGAGCCAAAGCAGTCAAGGATTTTGCCACTAAGGCCATATCCGGTTTCGGTGACTTCCTTGACTGGGTGAAGGGGCTACCGGGCCGGATTGGACGCGCACTCGGCGATTTCGGAAACCTGCTTGTTGATAAAGGCATGGACCTAGCCCGAGGTCTCTGGGAAGGCATCAAGTCCATGGGCGCATGGCTGCAAGACAAGTTGTTCGGTTGGGCTAAGCGCTTCATTCCCGGACCGATCGCTGACGCTCTCGGAATTAATTCGCCCTCGCGGCTCATGCGCGACGAGATCGGCCGTTGGATTCCGCCGGGAGTCGTGGAGGGTATCGACTCGGCGCAAGGCACGTTGGATGCCAGACTGCGGACCATGGTGACAGTCCCCAAATTCGAGCCGGCTAGGCTCTCGGGCCCGGTATTCACACCACGCTCCGAGGGCGAGAACTTCCGCGCGATGGAGGTTCTGCGGGAAATCGTCGAGGAACGTAAGCGGGACGTTGTACTGATGCTCAATGGCGAGGAAATTGCCCGAGCGTCCGCATACGGACAACGGAAGCTAGCGAGGAGGTGACTTAATTAATGGGTATGTGGATCGGGCGCCCTGGGAACCTCCGGCAATTCAATGAAGCGGCTACGACGTTCGACCGGTCGCCGACTCTCGCGGTTGCCGAATTCCGCGCCCTGGCAGGGGGCGTCACAACGTGGGCGCCCCCGGTGCAGCCGCGCCGGCTCAAACTGGCGTGGCAATCGACTCTGGCGGACGATCTCGCCCACCTGGACCGACTTGCCCGACGGGTGGACGGTCCGGGGCCCGTCGTGGTCGTCGATCCCGCGGCCGGCAACCTTTTGACCGCGAACCACGCGGCCGGGGTGGGCCCGGCCCCGGGGCAATCGCCGTGGTGGGCAACGGCCAACGTGACCGTCACCAGCCCGCCTTACGCGCCGGCTACGCTCTCACTCGCCGCTCCCGACGATCTGACCACCCTTGTTTGGTACGGCCCGGCTCCCGGCCAGACGTACGCCGCTGTACCCGGTCAGCCAGTCACCTGGTGGTGTCCCGGACTGTCCGGGGTCGCAGCAGAGATGCGCCTGTGGTTCTACGACGCGGCCGGCGCCTACCTCACGTACTGGTACAGCTCGGCGGTAGACCGCCCCATGACGGTCACGGTGCCTGTCGGGGCCGCATACGTACGGCCGGGTGTGCGGCTGGTCCGGTCGTGCACTGATCTGCCGATCGGGCCGTCCGTCCTCGCGGTGGGCACGGAGATAGCGGCGCTGCGGCTCGGCTACCGACAGGCACTATCCACGGCGCAGCAGACCGGCACGGTCCCGCTGGATCAGTACGTGATCACTGGTACTGGCGCTGCGTTGTCGGACGTAGGCGGGGCGGTGAACGTGACCGTCCCGAGCACGGGCACGGTCAGTTGGGTGCCGACGGCGGGGGCGCACGGCTTCCCGATTGCGTCGGGCCAAGTCGCCGTATTTACAACACAGTTCAGTAAGGCCACGGGATTCGGAGCCGAGTTCCGCAGCACTACCGGGGCCGTGGTGGGCACCAGCGCACGGCAGGCCGCCGTAGCCCCCGCAGGCGCCGCGTTCGTGCGTCCGTGGGTCACGGCGGCCGGCGTCACCTCGCCCACACCGCTCGGGACTGCCTCGCTGGTCGTCTGGGACCAAGCACCGCCCCTCCCTGTCGGCGAGGGCACGGGACTGATGAGCATCACCGGATACGGCCAGACCATCCGGCCCGGGAATCTCGATTCGCGCGACGTGACTCTAGAGCTGGTGGAGGTGACCAGTGCAGCCGGCTGACGCGCCGCTGACTACGACGCTACGGGGTGGCGAGCGGTCCGCCGCGCACAGTGTCCGGCTCGGCGGCCGAGACCTTGGTGCACAGGTGGTGTCCTGGTCCCTGGATCGCGCGTACGGCACCGATCTGCCGGACGCCATGCGCGCCTACAGCGGACCGGCGAGCGCGCAGCTAGACGTGACGCTGACAGGGACCGGCGGCCGGCCGGCACCCGCCCTCTACGGCCCATGGGCACCGCGGGGAACGGGCGACGTGGCTCGACCTGGTCAATCAGTGGTCCACGCCTGGGGACTCGGCGGCAGCGTGCTACCCGCGTTCCGCGGTTCTGTGCGGTCGCGCTCTGCTCAGTCAGGCACGGACGCCGTGCAGCTCTCCGCCCTCGATGGCTCCGAGCGGCTACGGATGCCCGCTCGCCTGCCCCGGGTGTCTGGCGGGCTCGACCCACTCACCCCTTTCGGACCGGCAACCAACTGGGTCGCTTCGCCGAGCTGGTGCGTGGACCATCTGCTACGCGGGGCCGGCATCCACTCCGCGCCGCCCCCGCGCACGGGGTGTGTGCTGTACGCGAGCATGCACGGCGGTGCTGCTGCGGACGTGGGGTATCTGCTGTCTCTCGGGGGTGACTGGTCGCGCTGGACCAGGACCGCCGCGCCGTGGGAATGCGCCGTGTGGGGTTCCATTGACGGGGGCACGCGAGCGGATTACGCACCGCAGAGTCGTCCGGTAAACCGGAATTCCGACGGCGGGGGAATCTGGTTCGAGATCTGGATAGACAACACGGGAATTACGACAGGGGACCGGACCGCGGATATTTCCCTGTCCTGGGTGCAGCCCACAACCGTCATTGCCTACACCAGCGTTCGAGCCGATTTCGCAAAAGGTGAGGTGCGGTTCTTCAACGGAACCTCCTCGACCCCGACAGCGAATCCGTCTATCACGTGGTCGGTTCCGGAGATGGCGAAGCGCTCCGGGCGCTGGCACTTGGGGTTTTGGCTGACGCACTCGTCTAGCGGTACGCCTACGCTAGAGGGGGCCGTGCAGTATCCCGGGACGGGTGGAATCACGCTGTCTCCGGCTACGGCCGGCGGCGACATTTTCGCTAGCTCAATGGGCAACGTCAGTCTACGGCTCGGGTATCTGCGAGCGGAGAGCCTGCAACTATCGCAACTCGCCAAGCGACCAAGCACACTTGAGGATATTGCACAGATCGGGACATGGGCGAAAACAGCGACCCTCGACGTTCCGGAGATGCCCATACGCGTGATTCCGGCAGTCTCCGGAAGTGCCTGGGATGTGATCACACAGCTAGCGAAAGCCACTCTCAGCACCGCCGGATTCGATGCCGACGGGCGGTTCAAGTGGCATAGCCGTAGCCGCTGGTCCACCGTGCCCACTAAGGCCGATGTGACGGTAACGGCACACCGCGAACTTGCCTCTCTAACCGTCACGGAAGAGATCGACGCTTGTCGTAACTCGTGCACGGTCAAGTGGGCGAACTGGTCCCGGGTTAAGGTCAATAAGAGCACGCTTAAGCAAGCGTGGAATGTATTCAGAATCGAGCCGTTGAGTTCATATTCTCTCGCCTGGACTATCGCTGACGACGAGCTAGACACTCCGCCCCCGCCCACTGTGGTCAGAGTGGAAACGGAGGGAATCCGTTTCGCATCGGACGACACCGACCAGGCAGGCGCCGTGCATGGACAGGTGGAGGTGAGCACCGACCGTCGAGACGGAAAGCTGGTCCTGACCATGTACAACCGGTCCCGCACGGCAGTTTGGCTGCGCGGAAATTCCGGGGGACCATCGGTGTCTCTCGTCACTCCAAGCATTGATAGCGGGCAGGCTCCCGCCGACTGCTGGTCCACCTTCTACAACACCCCGAGCCAAGCGGCATACGGGGTTCAGGAGTACACACACGACCCGTCCGGATGGATCCAGGACGCCGGTTCGGCGGACGCTCTCGCAGCCTCTCTGAGGGACGCTGGAGCATTCCCCACGCCGCTGCTGTCGAACGTGGAAATCCTCCCGGATCCCCGTATCGAACTGGGGGACGTAGTGCGCGTCCAGGACTCGACAGGGGCGCAACTCGATACCTTGGCATGGGTTGTTGGGACACGAACTTCCGGCGACAGTGGCGGGGCGATTAAGCAGATTCTCACGCTGCGAGGAACTACCTACAACGGTGTACCAGTTGATGCGGGACTCGTTCCCGATCCGCCCGTTGACCCCGCTGTGAAGTAAGCAACGCGACATGGGGGATAGGTGGCAGACGAGCACGACCAGGACCCGCTAGCGGTCCGTATCGGCGCGCGAGAGATCTACGACGAAGTGGTAGGGCTGCGCGAAGACGTGCGCACCATGGGGCAGCAAGGCGAAATCGTGAGGCAGGAACTCGCCGACCACGAAACTCGGATACGCGACCTAGAGCGCTGGAAGTACGCATTGCCGATTGCCGTGGTGTCCGGAGTAGTTGCGGCAGGCGTAACGGTCGTCAACGCGACCGGCAAGGGATAGCCGGCAAGCAAGATGCAAGCACCCCGCTACGGGCTACCGGGCGGGTTTTTCATACTCAAAACTGGGGGACGCATGGCGAGATTTGAGGGCGCAACGTGGCGCCCGATTCCCAACAACCACACGTCGGGCGGGCAGAGTTCCGTGTCCGGAGTGGTGATTCACATCATGGATGGCAGCCTAAGCGGTACCGATAGCTGGTTCCGGAACAACGAGGCACAGGCGTCTAGCCACTTCGGTACCGGGCGTGACGGGGCGCTGTATCAGTGGGTCGATACCGCGGACCGTGCCTGGGCGCAGGCGGGCGGGAATCGGGACTGGCTGAGTATCGAGAACGAGGGGCGTGGTGGGGACAGTCTGACGAGCGCGCAGATTGACCGATGCGCCGAAATCCTGGCGTGGGCGCATCGCGTCTACGGCGTGCCGCTTGCGGTGACGCACTCGACTACCGGACGCGGGCTCGGCTATCACGCGATGGGCGGGGCCGCGTGGGGCGGTCACACGAGCTGCCCGGGGCCCCGAGTGCTCGCGCAGCTTCCCGAGATCATCGCGCGGGCGCAGCGGCTTGCCGGCTCGGGCTCTGGCGGGTCGGGCAGCTCGTCCACGTACACCGTGAAGGCAGGCGACACCCTGTCCGCCATCGGCAAGGCGCTCGGGGTCAAGTGGCAGACCCTCGCTGACCTGAACGGCATCAAGGCGCCCTACGTGATCGCTCCCGGGCAGAAGCTCAAGACCAGCACGCCCACCGCGCCCAAGTACGCGCCGTTCCCGGGGGCCGGCTATTTCAAGGGCTCGCCCCGCTCGGCGCTGATCACGGCCATGGGGCGCCGGCTGGTCGCCGAGGGGTGCAGCACGTACAGCGACGGTCCGGGCCCGCAGTGGACCGAGAGCGACCGCAAGTCCTACGCCAAGTGGCAGCGAAAGCAGGGGTTCGGCGGGACCGACGCGGACGGGTGGCCGGGTGCAAAGACCTGGGCGGCGCTCAAGGTCCCCGCGGTCTGACCACGGCCCGTAACAGCGGTCCCCTCGGCGGGGACCAGCTCGGGAACGCAAACGCGGACCCGTTCACACTCAGCAACTTTCAGGGGGAACAGCTATGCAGTTCATCAAGGCGCATCCGGCCCGTATCTACGCCGTAGCAGTAGCCGCACTCGCCCTAGTGGCGCACTACGTCCCGTCGCTGCCGAGCGCGCTGGTCCTCGGCCTGGTCGCCGCGGTGCTCGGTACCGGTGAGGCGGTGCAGCGCACCGAGAACGCCAAGACCGCCGGAGCCGGCGAGGACGAGCACGACGAGCACCAGGACGACGAGCCGGCCACCGCGTGAGCTACCGGCACATTGCCCTGATGGGTCGAGCCGGCTCCGGAAAGGACACAGCAGCCGCTCGGCTCGTCTCGACCTATCAGTTCGTGCGGGTGGCGTTCGCAGACCCGCTCAAGGACTCCGCCCTACGGCTAGACCCGATCGTCGGGGCCGAGGGCACGCCCCTGGGGGCGCTCCCGATCCGGCTGTCAGACCTGGTGAAGCGCAACGGGTGGGACCGAGCGAAGCGGGAGTATCCCGAGGTGCGCCGCACCCTTCAGCGCATGGGCCAGGCCGTCCGCGAGCACGACCCCGACTACTGGCTACGGCTGGCCCTGGACAAGGTCAAGACCGCCGAGCGGTGGGGGCTTCCTGTGGTCGTCTCCGATGTGCGCTACCCCAACGAGGTGGCTGCGCTGCGGGCCGCTGGTGCACTGCTGGTGCGTGTGGACCGGCCGGGGCTCGACGAGCACCAGGACCAGGCGGCCGAGCACGTCAGCGAGACCGCGCTAGCCGGCTACGAGGTAGACGCGGTGCTGACCAACGCGGGCACGCTCGCCGATCTTGACGCCCTGGTGGACGCGCTCGCGGTCCGCCGCTGACCAGCGGGTGACGGGGTGGTGAAAGTGGCCCCTGTCTTTCTTTCTCTTGGTTTTTTCTTGTTCACCAAAAAAGTAAGGCTATTTCGTCACCTCATCACCCCTCGCCCCGCTGGTCGGACCCAAGCACAGCAATACGAGGGGGAACCAATGGCCGGAGCTATCCGGACGATTCAGCGCGGGGGCTCACGGTGGTACGTGGACCCGGTAACCGCGATCAAGTACCCGGGCGTTACCAGCATCGTCGCCATGCTGCCCAAGCCATTTCTTGTCTGGTGGGCGGCGCGGATGACCGCGGAAGCGGCGGTGTCGAATCTGCCCGCTGTGGCGTCGATTGCCGAGCGGGACGAAGCGGGGGCCGTGGACTATCTGCGGAACGCCCACTCGCGGTACACCAAGCTCCGCGCCCGTATCGGCTCGGAAGCGCACGACCTTTTCGAGCGCATGGCGAGGGGCGAGGCCATCGGCCGAGTGCACCCGGACCTAGAGCCGTACCGCGAGGGGTTCGCCGAATTCCTGGACGTGGTGCGCCCCGAGCTGGTCCGCGCGGAAGATATCGCGTGGTCGGACACGCACGGATACGCGGGAAGCTTTGACGCGATTCTTCGCGTGCGGCTCGGCGAGGACGGAAAGCCCGACCACGTGTCCGGGGAGTGGCACACGCTCATTGTCGATTGGAAGACGAGCAAGAGCACGTACCCCGACGTGGCGTTGCAAATGAGTGCGTACGCGCACGCCGACAAGATCGTTGCCCCGGACGGGACTTCCGAGCCCATGCCGGAATTCGACGGTGCGGCGGTGCTCCACATCACGCCGGAAGGCTGGGAATTCAAGCCCGTACGGATCGACCGCGAGGTTTTTGACACCTTTCTGACGCTGCGGAAGGTGTTCACGTGGGACCGCGAGACCTCTAAGTCCGTGATCGGCCGGGCGATTGCCGAGAGCGCCCGCCGGCTCATCACCGGAACGCAGCGCCGCGCGTAGCCGCGCCGAGCACACCCAAGACAAGGGCGACGCCGCGCCGAGCGGCCCGCCCTTTTTTCATGCCCAAAATCAGGGGGAATTCCCAGCATGGCTATTCGCATTTTTGAGACCGATCCTTCCGCCAAGCCTAAGGCGACGTTTTCGGATGACACCGTGGGCCGCTTCCATGGAGGTAAGCAGGAGAACGGCATTCCCGTCGCGCTGTCTGAGTGGCGCGTGACGACCGGTGACCCGGAGGTTGCCGCGGCTGTTGCACAGCTCATGGGCGGTACTCCGGTTGAGACCGATTCCACGTCGGAAAACTTCATCGAGATTCTGACCGAGCGGGATAAGGTCAAGGTCGTTCTTTCCGGTCCGGACGCGATTTCCTCGGACCTCAAGCTGTGGAACGGCTCGGCGCTTATCCACCACTGCGACGGAATCGAGTTCCTTTCCCCGGACGAGGACAAGGGCAAGCGGTGCCGTTGCCCGGAACTCATGGAGGACCGGAAGGCAGCCGCTAAGGCGAAGCGGGGCCCGTCCCCGGCTATTGCCGTAACGTTCCGTCTCGCCGAGGACTACGACCTTGGCCTTTTCCGTCTCCAGACTGGTTCGTGGAAGCTCGCTGAAGTTCTTCACGAGGTTGAGAACGCCCTAGACCGCGTGGGCGGGGAAACTCTCGCCGAACTGTCGCTAGAGCTGGTGGAGTACACCACGAAGAAGGGCCGCGACGTGAGCTACCGGAAGCCCGTTATTCGCGTGCTCAAGTCGTGGTCGGACGCCATTGCCGAGCCGAAGTTTTAGGCGAGGTTTTGCACATGGGTAAGCGCGGAGTTGTCACTGACTACGGCGGCGAGGAACTTTACCGCGGAGACCTGATCTCGTATGCAGCGCGGCAGGGAAATCGGGTCCGGATGGCTGACGCCATTATTGACCGGGTGACTACACGGCTCGTTGACGGCCGGCTACGTCCGATGCTGCGAGTCAGGCCGACCGGAACCGAATCGGGTTTCGCTAAGCGGCGGTCGCTCCGTAAGGAGTGGATTACCACGGAGCATGTGCGGCTCATCATGCCGGACGTAACCGGCGAGCGAGACCAGTAATACGCACGACAGAAAGGGCCGGAGAAACCCCACGGGGCGACTCCGGCCCTTTCCTTTAGGGGGACGTATGGAACTCACGATTACGGAGCAGAGCGCACCGCCGCTTGGGGATGTGCGGGAACTGCGCACGGGGGATGTGCTGCGACTGGTGCCCGGATACGAGCGCCGACCGGACTGGGTGCGATATCTCGCCGCTGCTGCTCATGCCATGGCACGGGGCGCGCAAATTCGGCGAGGGGGCGACGAATGAGCCTCCCGCATGAGCCGTTCGGGCTCGTCCTAGTGCTCGTCCTCGCGGGCACCGTGGCTACGGCGCTCGCCTTGGTGGCGCTGCTCGGGTGGGGGTGGATCAAGCGTGGCTAATTTCAACAAGCGACGAGGAACCGCGTGGGAATCCGCTGTCCGCGACTACCTGAACGGGTTCCTTGACTTGGTGGACGAGACCGGGGCATTCCGTAACCCGCTCTCGGGCGAGAACATCCGCCGAGCCGCACAAGAGGGGGCGAAGGATGTCGGCGACATCCACGCGGCCCCGTTCGTCATCGAGGCAAAGGACGTGAAGAGCCCCGCGGTTCCAACATGGCTACGACAAGCAGACGTCGAGGCCGTGCACGCGGGTTTCCCGTTCGGCGTGGTCGTGCACAAGACGCGGGGCGCCAACGTCCGCACCGGTCGCGTGCACATGAGTATCCGGACGTGGACACGGGTTCGGCTCGCCCTCGGGCAGACCGCCCGGGACATGTCCGAGCGGTACGGGTTCAGGGTCAGCGTCCGCGGGCTCGACTCCGGCCGCTGGTACCTGACGACCGACGTGGAGCGGTTCGCCGCGCTGCTGTCCGATCTGCGGGCGGGGGTGAGCGCTCGTGATGCTCGCTGATCTGCTGGCCCGCTTCGATCAGGTGACGGACCAGGCGGACGGCGGTTTCCTCGCCGCATGCCCCGCACACCAGGACTCGCGCCCGAGCCTGCGTATCTGGCGGGGCGAGGACCTGAAAGCTCGCCTCACGTGCCGGGCCGGCTGCAACACGGCGGAGGTAATCAAGGCTGTGGGGCTCACCTGGTCCGACTTGTTCGACGTTGCCGGCCCCGGTGCCACTGTCCCGGCCGAGCGACCCGAGCTGGTCCCCGTCGCGCAGACGGCGGCCCTCGCCGCGTACGTGGACCGGTGCTCACTCGCCCTCGGGGACTACCGGTCCGAGTGGTCCGAGCGGGCACGGGCGTACCTCGGCGACCGGTTCGGGCTCGACCTGGAGACCGCCGCGGAACTCGGGGTCGGAGTGGACGACGGGCACCAGGGCGCCGACTTCCCGCACCTGTCGCGCGCATACCGCGCTTACGCACGGCTGACCGTGCCACTCCGTGGGTTCGACGGGGTGACCCGTGGTCTACAGGGGCGGGACCTGACCGGGGACTGTCCGGGGCGGTGGGTGTCCCTGATGAACCCGCGCGGGTACAGGTGGGCCCCGTACGGCGTGATGCGGGGGCAGGGCGGATACGGAACGGTCCTGATCACCGAGGGCCCCGGGGACGGTCTGACTGCTGTTGCCGTGGGCTATGACGCGGTGGTCGTCCGGGGTGCCTCGCTCGCCGGCTCGCCCGAGCTGGTTGCCGAACTCGCCGAGGGGCTGCGCGGACAGCTCGTCATCATCTGTGGGGACAACGACCGTGCGGGCAACGGGTTTTCGGCTCGACTCGCCGAGGGACTGACCGCCCACGGAGTCACGGCCCTGGTACTCGACATTCCGCACCCGGGTGACGATCTGACCGACTGGCGCGAGCGGAACCCCGCCGCGTTCCCCGCCGAGCTGCACCGCGCAGTCAAGGCGGCCCGACCCGCGAGGGACACCGCCGAGCGGGAAGCGGCAGCCCGTAACGCCGAACTCGCCACCCGCACCGGAGCCGACACCGTGTCTCGCGACCAGGGCGCGGAAGCGGCGGACATCCTCTCGCGGCTGGTCGGGCAGTTCGGCGAGTCCGACGCGATGAACGCTCACGCGCTAGTCGCATGGAGCGGGGGCAGGATCCGCTACGCATCCGGACTCGGGTTTTACACCTGGGACGGTCGCGTATGGGTCCGGTCAGACATGCGGGTCCGGCAAGAGATCCACCGCATGGGCGCCGCCCTGGTGCTCGCGGGACAGAACCAGTTGGCGCGCGGATTCACGATGACTTCCCGCATTGACGCGCTGCTGACCGAGTTGTGTTCCGTTCCCAACGTCAGTATCAACGCGACCGACTTCGACGACCGACCCGACCTGTTGAACTTCCGCAACGGCACGGTCGATCTCCGCACGGGCCGACTCCGCCCGCACGACCAGGCCGACCTACTCACGTACGCACTCGATATCGACTACGACCCGCACGCCACGTGTCCTCGGTGGGAAGCATTCCTAGAGGAAATCTTTCCCGGGATGCCGGACATGCCCGCGTACATTCAGCGCATGGTCGGATACGGAATCACGGGCCACACCACCGAACAGGCATTTTCGGTTCTGTGGGGCAAGGGCGCCAACGGTAAAAGCGTTCTCGTGGACACGCTGACTTCCGTTTTCCGGGCCATTTCGCGGACGACCCCTTTTAGCACGTTCGAGGAACGCAAGAGCGGCGGTATCCCCAATGATATTGCAGCTCTGCGGGGCGCCAGGCTCGTTATGGCGTCCGAGGGTGAGAGCGGAAAGCCTATGTCGGAATCAATCCTTAAGCGGGTCACCGGTAAGGACATGATCTCGGCAAGGTTCTTGCGTCAGGAATTCTTCGAGTTCCGCCCGTCGTTCCTGCTGCTGTTGGCGACGAACCATAAGCCAAAATTCAAATCGCAGGATGAGGGGCTTTGGCGACGAGTCAAGCTGATCCCATTCAAGCGGTGGTTTGCCCCCGCCGAGCGAGACCCCGCGCTAGATAGGAAGCTGCTCGCCGAGGCCGAGGGAATCGCCGCGTGGGCGGTGGCCGGGGCGGTGGCCTGGTATCGGGACGGACTGCAAGACCCGCAGGTCATCACGGGGGCATCGCAGGAGTATCGCGAGACCTCTGACCCGCTCGCTGGGTTCCTGCCAGGCGTTCTGGAGTGGGCCGACGAGTCTGTGACCATGACCGGCAACGATTGCTTTAACACGTATTTGGAATGGTGCGAAGCCGAAAACCTACCTGGGCGTGAACGGTGGACTCGCCAGGCGTTCTATTCGGCTATGGAGGAACGAGGGGCTACGAAGAAGCGCACAAACAAGGGCATTTCCTTGGGATGCCTTCGCCTCGCCGGCGTGGGCCCCGAGCAGACTGGCCCGGGAATCTTCGGTAACTGAACCAACCGCATATGGGGGCTGTTCACCTTCACTGGTGGGCGGCCCCCTTTTTTTGCTTTCAGGGGGAAGCATGATCGAGCTACGGCATGACGTAGCCGGCGAGACCGTCACTGTGCACGTGCCCGAGACTACTGGGGATCTAGTCAAGTTCCGCAATTGGCTTGACCGGTCGCGCGAGCGGGGCCCTATCGCCATTGACACCGAGACCACGGGATTGGAGATATTCAGCCCCGCCTTTCGGCTCCGTACAGTCCAGTTCGGCGACGAGCGTGACGCGTGGGTGATCCTGTACGAGCGGGGCGGATATCACGAGTCATACGCCCGTGACGCGCTCTTGCGCTGCCGGGAAATCCAGATTCACAACGCGTCCTATGACTGGCTCGTCCTCGGGCAGTGCGCCGGAATTCCTATGGAAGACCTAACACCGTGGACCACGGATACCCGCATCCTGGCGGCGCTCTGCGATCCTCGGCAACCGTCCGAGGGCGGGGCAGGAACGGCGCTCAAACCCCTATCCGCGAAGTGGGTAGACCCGGCGGCCCCGGACACTCAAGGAGGGCTTACCAAGGTTTTCAACAGCCTCGGATTCACCAAGGAAACCGGGTGGGCGGGAATCCCGCTGACGCACCCAACTTTTTTGCTCTATGCGGGTCTCGACGTGATCCTGACCGCTCGGCTTGCCCCCGTGCTCCGCCGTGAGCTGGTCCGGCTCGGCGTGCGCCCCGAGCTGGTGACGTACGAACACGAGCTAGCTCGGCTCTGCGCGGTCATGCAGCGTCGGGGGCTGCTGGTGGACCAGGACTACGCGGCCCCGCTCGCTCGCCGGCTCGCCGAGGAGGCCGAACGGTTCGGCGCGGTGGCAGCCCGGTACGGGGTCGTGTCGGTCGGCAGCCCCGCACAGGTTGCGGAAGCGCTGACCGCCATGGGAGAGACGCTGACCGAGCGGACAGACTCGGGCGCCATCAAGGTGGATAAAGCCGTGCTGTTACCCCTCGCGGACCTGGACCGGGACTGGCAGCGCATCGGGGCCCGCGAGCCAAACCTGTTGGCCTACGCGGTACTTCGGGCGAAGCGTGCCGCGAAGTGGGGCGGGACCTACGCCGAACGGTTCATGAACAAGCTGTCCGCCGCGGGACGCATACACCCGGTGATCTCACCACTCGCGGCACGCACGGGCCGTATGTCGGTGACGGACGGGCTGCACCAGCTACCGAGTTCGGATCATCTGATCCGGCGCGCGATCCTCGCCGAGCCCGGACACGTCATGATCTCGACTGACTTTCAGGCGATTGAAATGCGGGTCCTCGCGGCACTCGCCAACGTTCGCAGGATGAAAGAGGGGTTCCTAAGCGGTGGCGAGAAGTTCGATATCCACGCCTATACCGCCCGCCTGATCAAGGGTGACGCTGCCACCCCGAGAGACCGGAAGGTATTCAAGGGCGCGGGATTCGGGAAGGTTTACGGAGGCGGAATCAAGACCATCGCACGGCAGACCGGTGCGACGGAAGCAGAGATTGCGCAAGCCGTAGCCGCCTATGACCGAGCCTTTCCCGAAATTAGGCGTGCGTCGTCCCGCTGGCAGCGCGAAGCTTTTCAAAACGGCATGGTCTTTGTCTCGGCCACGGGGCGCCGGCTTCCTTTGGATCGGGACCGCAGTTACGCCGTGGTCAATTACGCATGTCAAAGCGTCGCGAGGGACGTCCTCGGGCAAGCAATGCTGAACGCGGAATCTGCCGGGCTGCTCGAATACTGCCGCTTGCCTATCCATGACGAAATTCTCGCGTCGGCTCCGAGCGAGGACGCTGCGGACGTAGCACGCGAGTTTGAGCGCTGCATGACGTGGCCCCTGTACGGGGTCCCGATCGAGGCTGACGCCGAGGTTGGCGGGCGCTCGTGGGGGTCGCTGTACGGGGCTGACTACTAGACGGCTCTGCGACCGACAATTCAACCCCCAATTTAGTTGCCCTCTTCGCAATCACGGCTCGGATACGACTCGTGACCTGTCTCCTCCTCTTGGTGCAGCTCGCTCGCGGAGATCTCATTCCTACGAAGGATGTGCACACAGAAACTTCACACGGAGTGACGCAAAAATCTCAAGTGGAGGCATGATTCCGCAGCTATGACGCCTAACGCCTGATTTGAAGTGTTTTAACAGCATTGCCGCTTGCGCTCGCGATTCCTAAATTCGCCACTCAAGCGGAGATAAGGCAATGCGCAAGCCCCGTCCCGCAACCGGGACGGGGCATTTCCATGCCCTTATCAAAGCGCATTGATAATCGTTCGAGACGCCTTTAGGCGCCTTTCCACGCCGTTCCGGGACACCCTCGGTCCCTACAGGGGCCAACAACTCCCACCCGGAACGGTGCCCCTTGACGCAGCTCACGCACGCCCAAATTACCGACGCCAAAAACAACGACCTGAATGCGGTGTCGTCGGTAATTCGGGAAACAGATCAACTCGTATGCCGGCGAGCCCGCAAGTTCGCCACCACCAACGGCCACACGGATGCAGACCTGATAGAAGACCTCGCACAGGTCGGACGCATAGCAGTGTGGCAGGCAATCGGAGACTTTTCCGGTAACGACCCCGAGCAGTTCATGGCGCATGTTGACCAGAGCATTACCCGCGCCATGGCAGACGAGAGGCGCGAGGCGACCCGCCCCGGGGTTAGCGTCTACACCGCAAAGCGATTTGAAGCGGCGCTGTGCCAGGCAGCCGGCGACCCGTACGATGCTGAGAAGATCGCAGCGTCCGAAGAAATGGGCAGCGACAAACTGTCCCCGGACCTTGCCCGCGCTGCCCGCCTTTCCTGGCTCGGCCTTGACTCGCTTGACCGCCCGCTGAACCGGGGTGACTTCGGCTCCGATTACACGTTGGGCGACGCCATCGCGCAGGAAATCGGCGTCCCCGCGGACCTGGTGGACTCGGCCGACATTGCGAGCCACCGCCGCCGCGTGGTTCGCGAGCAAGTCCACCGCGCGCTAGGGCTGTTGAGCGACCGTCAGCGCCACGTCCTCAAGGCAGATCACGGGATTTCGCCGGTTGGGTTTTATGGTGACCAACCGGACGCAGTGTTGGCGGACGATATGGGCGTGACTGCCGAACAGCTCAAGCAGGCTCGCAAGAACGGGAAGAAACGATTCTTCGAGCTGTACCGGGCTGGTGCGCGTACGTGGTGAAGACGTGCACGAAGTGCGGTAAGGCCAAGCTTCGCAGCGAGTTCTACGCGGAACCCAGTAGGCGTGACGGATTGAAGAGTGCGTGCAAGGCGTGCATTCGAGCGAAGCGGCGGGAGTACGGCCAGAGCGAGCGTGGGCGCCTCACGGCTCGGAACTACAGGGAACAGAACCGGGACAAGCTTCGTGCCTGGAACCGGAGTTGGAAGGCCGCGAACGAGGAGAAGGCGGAGAAGTGGAGGAAGGATAACCCTGACGCGATGGCCCGGTATCGGTCCAAGGATCGGGCTCGCAGATACGGAGCCGATCACGAGCCGTACAGCCGCGCGGCAGTCTTCGAGCGCTGGGGGTCCTGCTGCTGCTACTGCGACAGAGAAGCCACCACCCTTGACCACGTGGCGCCTCTCGGGTTCGGCGGGCACGACGAAGAGCGCAACGTGGTTCCCGCGTGCCAGCCGTGCAACTCCAGCAAGGGGCGGAAGACGCTCGCGGAGTGGGTAGCGAAGTGGTGACGCTCCCGGCCCGCGACGGTGGCACGGTCACCGTGACCCGCTACGGCGCCCTGGTGGACATTCACGTCCGGGACGCGTCCGGTCGCACGGTCGCCACGGTGACCAGGGCGGCCGGCGTTGCTGCCGCACTGCTCTCGCGTTGCCGCGCACCCTCCCGATCTTGATCACTTAAAGTGATAATCCCCCGCTTCGGCGGGGGATTTTTCGTTGATGCCGAACGTACCGGCCGTGCTGTTGTTGCTGCGCTTTGCGAGCGCCGTTGTCAGTGCGTGGCAGTAATGTCCGTCCGAGGTCATGCGTGACATCGACAGGGGGCGTACCAAACGGGCGTTTTCCTCGGTGCGGAATATGACCTACCGCACATCGAACGCTTGTACTACGGTGGGGGCATGGTTACGCACAGCAAGGGCGGATACCGGACGGGGACCTGTGTCTACGTGCCGGCGCCCACCGGGGGAAGTGGTGGTTGGGAGGTCTGTACCGACCTTCCCGATGTGCTCGGCGAGAGCATCGCGCGCACCTGCGATGCACTCCGCACGATCATGGAGACACACGGCACCGTGGTCTCACGACTGCTACGCACGTCCACCCACAGCGGCTTCCGCCTGGTGGCCCGCGACGTACGCACGGGAGACCTAGCCGGCTGGGTCGAATGGGTGCGTAGCCGTGAGGGTTCCTGGCACCAGTGGGATGAACCCCTCATCGCGTGCGCAGCCTGCCAGCAAGGGGGCCGCGGGGTACTGCTGGACGAGTCATCAAGGCCGCTCGCGGCCTGATGGTGCGGGCTGGGGTGATGTAGCAGAAACCCCGCTACTCCGGAGGGTGGGAGTAGCGGGGTTGCCTGGTGGTCGGTCAGCCGTGGTCCTTGGCGAACGCGACCAGGCCAGTGAAGGCGCGCGGGGTCAGAGTCAGGTACGGGCCGTGCGGGTCCTTGCTGTCCCGGACGGGAACGACGCCGGGGACATTGGCGGCGACCTCGATGCACTGGCCGCCATGGTCACTGTAGGAAGACTTGAACCAGCGAGGGGATTCGGTCGTCACGGGATGCCCTTTCGCAACTGCTCGATCATGGCCACAGACTCAGCCGGTGAGTATGAGGCGGTCTGTAGTTGATGGTAGGCCGTCAGTATCGGCACCACAGAGGAGCCGTCCCTGTCCAAGTGCCCCCGCTGGGACGACTCGGCGTAGGCCATGAGCGAGCGATCGGGCAGCGTCAGCACGGTGATCGGCAAGTTGAACGGCCGGTGCTCCCCCATGTTGAACGGGGCGACTTGCAAGCTGGTGGTCGGCAGCTTGGCGAACTCAAGCAATCTCGAAAGCTGGGCATCCATGACGTCACGACCGCCCACAGGTCGCCGGATGCAACTCTCGTCCAACACCACCAGGACCAACGGCGTGCGCAATCGGATCAGTGCGGCTTGACGCTCTGCCACGAGTGAGACCCGTTCGGCTGCCTGCTCAGTCGTAATGGCTCCACGCTTGACGTTGCTCTCCGCCAAGACTGTTGCGTACTCCGGCGTTTGAAGCAGTCCGGGAATGACACCCACCTCGTACAGCCTGATCTCTGCCGCCCGTCCCTCGTGCTTGACGTACTCCGGGAACCCCTCCAACAGGGCGCCGTGTTTGATCTCGCGGTACTCATGCTCGAACGCGTCTGCGGTGCCGACCAAGCCGAACGCCATGTCTGCGGCTCTAGAGAAACGCAAAGTTGGAAACTTGTTGCCGTTTTCTACGCCCGAGATGTGCACGGCCGAGTAGTCCATACGCTGTGCTAGGTCCGTCTGCTTCCACCCGCGTTCCTTGCGCAGCCTGCGTAAACGCGCCCCGTAGGCCGCCTGCGGAGACGCGTCCGGATTGAGTTCGTTCTGATGCACGGGCCCCTCCGTGAACTTCGCTTTGCGCTTCTAGGAAGTTGAATCGTGCCCAGGATGGCGCGACGCTGAACCTCCCCGGTAGCGCTCTCGCTACGGAGAGGAGTGGGTCATGCCCCCCGAATCCCCTGTTGCTCAACACGCACCGCCCCCGCCCGGGGCTGCCGTCTGGTTCAGCAAGTGGGTGCCGCTTCCGCGCGGTGTCCCGCGTGGACCGTACACCGCCCCAACGCCGGCTATTCTCCGCGCCATTGACGCCGGGCTACGACGGTTGGTGACCCATGGCTGACGGAACCCCCGAGCGTGGCACCCGTCCCGTACCGCTCGGATCGGGCGTGTCCTTCCCGCCTTGTCGCTGCGGCGGTGCGAAGTGCCCCGACAAGGCACCGCCCGACGTGGAGCCGGAGCGCCAGGACGACGAGCGCCAGGACGACGAGCACCAGGGCGACGCTCCGTCGGACTCGCCCACCTTGCTCCACCTGCGTGGGCTGGTGCGTGACGACAACGCGCGTCGGAGGTGGGGGCATTGA